GGATGTCCACCGCGGGCAATCCGCACTCGCCCCCAGGAACTGCTCCAACTCCTGCGCAATATTCCACGCCGAATCCCCGCTCGAAATCCCATTCATCAACACCATATTCATTCCATCCCGCGCATCCTGATCCACCTTCCACACCCGCCCCGAAAGGTTCAACCCATCCCCATACAACCACTCTGAAGCCGCATTCAACAACACATCCAACTGCGGCGAAAATACACCATCTTCAACAGCCTCATTCAAACTCCGTTGGTCGAGTAGTCCCGCACGCTCTTCGCGGGACGTATCGAGACCAGCGATAACCGGCAAAACTAATCTTTCATGGTAGACCGCCATCACCCCAAACGGAATACTCGCCGCCTCACGCCTCACGCTTTCCAACTCCCCCCGCCACACCTCGAACACCTCCCCCCACGCCTTGAGAATCTCACGCTGTGCCGCCAAACCACTCGCCCCATCCAACACCTGGCTTTTGCCACCCTGGTCCATGATGATCGCCTTCGCATCCTTCGTGAACCGCAAAAATAATTCGTGAGTGCGCCCGGTAAAAAACACATGCAGCCTCACCACAGCCTTGAACGAAGCCTGATATATCCGCCCCAACGGAATAGCATCCAACTTCTGAATCAACTTTTCAGATTTGGTCGCTTCATTCAACTCAATCGGCTGCAATAAAACACTCATTCTCGTTCTCTCATTTTTTGTGAAAGATGAATAATTGCATCTGAAATTATTACTCGTGTTGCATACGTTGCCTTATCAATGCCAAAAGCAGTAATGGTTGGAAGATACGTCCCATCCTCGCGGCGCGTCAATATGACCGAAAAAAAAGCGACTGTTTTTTCGTTCAAAATAAATTCAAGTTCTTTCAGAATTTCTTCCTTCATTTTTTCCTTTGTGACCCTTCGTGGTGAATCATCATATCGAAATTCCCTGCAAACTCTTCGCAAATTGCTCCGCGCTGAACCCATCCGAATTCAAAATCTCTTCCTCCACATTACGCAAATACATGGCTGCGATAGTTTGAATAATTTCTTCCTTCACACCGGATACCCGCAAGCGAGCCAACCCATCCGCCAGGTCTCGTAAATCCGCAGGTGTCAATGGCTTTGCAGTTCGCCAAATAATCTTGTAATCGATACTTGCAGGGAGAATGCCTTTCAACAGCCACTGACGTTCTAACAATGGTTTCACCAATTGCGATGTCAACCATTCACGATCCTGTGACAACGTATCTTCATATTCCTCCTTTTGATCGCCCAGCACATCCCGATTCAAATCACCACCATAGCCGATCAATGCCATTGGCAGATCACTTGCCGTCATCAATGTGGATACGTGATGATTCACGTCCCCAATCTTGTCGATATTTCCATCGCCCTGAAACACATTCAACGAACCCGGCTTATTCGAGAACAGGTCGGTCACTGCGGATATTTTTCCGAACGACGCTTTGTTATTCTCCTTATACGCTTCCACATCCGCGGGCGAACCTTCCACGATATGTTGTCTGATCTGTGCGCCTCCCAGCTTGCGCCGCACTGCCACATTCAACTCGCCATCCTGCACCCGCTTGAATGCGGATGTGGCGCTCGAATATTTTGGCGAACCATAGCGTTTATTCTTTTCATGATCCCACCGCACATGGATCATCTGCCATTCCGAAAACCACAGCGCATCTTTCGACGGCTCCGGGCTATACCATTGAGCGGGACCCATCCAAAACGCATGTGTCGGATCGTCGAACTTATCTTTGGAATTACTGTTGCGATGCACCTGCAGCGTGGGCTTGCGTGATGCTTCGGAAATATCCAGATCGTTATTGATAACCACTTCATAGAACGAATCGCCATCCCGCTGGGTCTCACGGCTCGCATCTTCTAACACCTGGTTCAGATCCAGCCGTTTTTGCAGACGATCTGCAATGGCTTTCGCTTCCGCATTTTTGGTCTTGATAATGAATCCCGCCTTGACCATATCGCGTGCCGAAATACGGATATCTTTCTTCACGCGCGGATCGGTCTCATACATCAACTGACAGCTCTTCACGATGGCAATGCGGTCCTGATCAGCTTTCAGCTTTTCGTATTCAGCCGAAATCGATTGCTGACTTGCGGCAGAAGTTGTCTCAGCCTGAACAGGCGGATTGAAAAATGCATTAACTCTTTGTTTAAGTGTCGCCATAACTTTTCCTAATCGCTAACCGCTGAATACTTCCTGAACCATTCGTTCCAAACTTCCCAAATTCTTCTCGATCGTGCTCATCACAATCGCATAAGTGCCGCCGTTCGACGTTTCCAAATACTTACCATAAAACACCGTATGCGCCAGCGTGATGATCAGCGTATCTCTATCGCCGCTCTCCACTGCCACATCGCTCATCTCACTTTTTGCTTCAGGCGTCACCTCGCCCATCAATGGATTCAACCCAAAACCATCCACCGCAAAAAACAGACCGCCGCGCGCGTTGCCGGTTCTGTCCTCCCAAACCGCATTCTGCCGCGCCTCATCCTGAATGGACTGCCCCCAATAGCTTGCTACTGCCTGCAAAGCCACCAAAGCCTTCTCGCCATAGTCATCGAGACCCTTCGCGATCACCTCCGGCGAAATAACCCATTGAAATCCGCTGCTCATTGCACCGCTATCGCCTCGGCAATAGTCGCCGCCAATCGATTCGGCTGCACAAACACAACCCTGAACAACACACCGCCATAAGTCAACCGGTCATCCACCGCAATATCCATATCCGGCTCACCCAAAATAAACACCGCCTGCTGAGCCTGGCGCGCCGCATCCGATTGCAATCGAAATCCGCGCACACCGGCGTACTCGATCCGCATCAACTGCGCAGACAAACTCGACTCACCGCGCCGAATCGCCAGCGAGATCTCATTTCTCCCGCGGATAACTCTCATCCGTGCCTGATAAAAACTCGTGTTCATAATTCTCCTTATCCTCTCCCCCTAAATTTCCGCGCTCTTTGCGGACATTTGAGGGGATGTCACCGTACTCGGTGACAGGGGGGTCTCACGCACTCCCATACGTCCCGTTATATTTCCTGCACGCCTCATCGAATTCGCGTTCCAGGTCATTGGAATTCTTGCGTGACGATTCGCTCGCCCCGCCCAGGTCTTCGCTCACTGCGCCAAAGGAATATTTGATCGCCGTGCCAGCCTGCGCATTCGCCTGCTTCGTCAATCCAATCGCTTGCGCCTTCAACAACACGATCCGCGCCTCGCGCTCGCTCATCGTCTCATACTCGATATCTGGATACTCCCCGCCGATGTCCGTCCCGATCCACGCCGCCTTATATCGGAGTACTCTCGCCAGCGTATAACTCGGGGTCGGAAACAACGTGATCTGTCCATTGCGGATCGTTTTCCTCTCGCACCAAAGCGTGCTCAGCGGGATCAGTCCCTGCGGCGAGATCAGTACACCGTCACCGCTCATATCGATCAGCGTGATCAAGCTCAAAAAATCAGCGGGCAGGTCATACGTCGCAGTGCCCGAAACGATGTTCAACGTCCCGATCTGCTCCAGTCCGCAGCGCTCCGAAAAATCCCGCACCGCATCCTTGATCGCATTCTCATACTGCGTCGTCGATGGCACCCCGTCCTCCGCAGGCACATCCTCCATCAGATCCACCACAAGTTCAGATAATAATTTGCTCATCTTACAACTCGCTCATCTGCGGCTCTGCCATTGGCATCCGCGCCAATACCACCACCATTTCAACGTGATGATCAATCTTCCATTCTGGATGTTGGTGAATAAAATCATCCACCGCCTGTCGGATCGTTTTCCAAAACTGGTTATCCCAATCGTGCAAAGCGATCACCCGCGCATGTGGACCGAAATGATCCAGGTCGCTCTTCACGAACTCATATGAATGTCCACCATCGATCCATAATAGATCAATGGAACGATTCCAGACCTTGCCAACCCTGCGACTGTCACCGGTGATCACCTCTACATTATTCACGCCCACGCGCTTTACATTCGCCAATAATTGCTTCGCGCTCACGCCGGTTTTCTGCGGGTCCCATGAAAATTCATCGATCACTGTGATCCGCGCTTGCGGATTTGCCAGCCCGAGTACGGCGGTCATGCCGCCGTATAGTCCACCGATCTCCACGATCAAGCCATTTGGACGGACTTCCCGCGCCAAATTACATAACTCATTACGCTCCGCCTCCGAAGTCCACGAGGGCGCTGCCTGCCATGCCTGGATGATGATTTCTTCGTTAGTCATACCAACTCCTCAGGGATCAAAAATGTATATTGGATATTGACCAGCTCCCGCATGATTCTTTGCTTCGCATATTTATAATAATCGCCTGCGCTCGTGCGCTCTGCCTGTCCTGTCCACACGTTGAATGTATTCAAATTCCCGTTCACCAGCGAATCACAGCACAACATCATGATCTTCACGCAGCCCATTTGCTTTGCGATGGCAATCCCCATCCGCACCGCCATCGTTTGCAGATAGGGGAATTTCAGATCACGCATGATCTGGATCGCCATTCTCGGTTCATACGCCCGCAGGCAGTCACGCGAATACCCGGGCGCATCCTGCACCATCAACGTCGCCCGCTGTGGTCTCAGCATCCAGTCATACCCGTCACGTTGCATACACACCTCATGCGGACCCTCGATCCCGCAGCCGTCCTTCTGCAGCGAATAGACCCAGTTCGAGATCCCCAGCGCTTCCACCGCCATGATCGCCTGATTCAACGCGATCACCGGACCCGCGCCAAAATCCTCCGCGCGTAAATACTGCAAACTCGGACCCTTCCCCACGATCCAAGCCGTTTCACCTGCATACCTGCCGATCAACTCACTAAACCTCATGCCATCACCTCCGCAGACTCCCCTCTCCCTACGGGAGAGGGGCTGGGGGTGAGGGTGAAAGCATCCACATCCATCCTCACCACCCCCCTCCCATAATTATGAAAAATAATCGTCCCCTTGATCCTGTGCGGCGAATTCCACTCAGGGTTCAATATCTTCACCCTCGCCTCCGGTGTCCTATAAAACGCGCGCATATAAGAGAGCTGCTCATCCCACTGGTGCCAGCGCATCCACTCCTCATACCAGCGTCCCATCGCGGTTTCCACCGCCGGGCACTTGCGGAAAAACAGCACGCCCGAATTCAAAAAATGTACATTCTCACCCGCCTGCAACTCCGCGATCGTCGCATCCCGCTCGATCAGGTTGATCTCCCAGCCCGCCAATTTCTTGTTATACAACTGCCCCAGCGTCAGGTTCTCGCGCGCGATCACCACATCGTATTCACTCAACGCCTCGAACCCCGGCAGGATGTCAGCCATGAATTCCGTATCCGCATCGATGTAAAGCGTCCGCTCGAACGGCGTCACCCCATACAACTTCGGCTTGATGCGTCCCGCCCTGAATTGGAAGTTGTGCCTCTGCGAAGCATCGAACGGACTTTCCCCGGTCCACTCGATGAACTGCAAACCCAACACCGGTGTTGACCCCACCACACACACCGGGATCTGCAACCCGATTCTTCTCAGCGACTTCACCGATGCCTTCACCGCCGCGGCAGCCTTCTCACCAAATGCCATATACACGATCCCAATGCTCTCCCCATCGATCTGATCCACGCATCTCAAATTACCATGCTCCCTCACATATGCCACGATCGCCTCCGCCAAACCTGAAACCTGAAACGTGGAACCTGAAACATGATCCACCACACAATCCTTCTTCGGAAAATACTTCTTCGCCCAATCTTGCCGCGCCTCATCGCAGATAAACAACTGCACCTTATCCATCGCAGCCCCCTTGAAATCATCCATCTGGAAATGGATGTGCGCTCTCGGCGTGCTGGTCCGTGTTGCCGCCAACAGATCCCGATATGTACAAGTCACCATCGGCGCGGACCGCATCGGCGGCTTCACCTCCAACGGCTGATTCACTGACCCGCGCAACCCGACCGCTTCTCGAAGACCCAAAGCCTGCGCCTGCTCCAATAACTTCACCGGCACAAAGAAATCACCGCGCATGAACTCATCCATCGCCAAATAGATCGGCGCCAGCAGCTCAATGCTCTGCGATCCCCGTGCAAAAAAATCGATCGGTTCGTTCCAGCTTGTCATACTTCTCCAGCTTCCCCCTCTCCCGAATGGGAGAGGGGGTCAGGGGGTGAGGGGGGTCTACGATCCCGCATCATTGATCGGCACGAACGCGCCCTTCTCGTTCACAAACGACCCCGAGAAGTTGTACTCCTCGGCATAATACTGATCAGCCGCCACCAAACGGGTCACATCGCCCGTCGTTGCATAGGTCGGGAACGGTCCCTTGATCATCAGGGGCTGCAACACGCGATGCGCCACCAGCTCACGGTTGCCCGCGATGATCAACGTATCCGGGAACTCCGTCGAAGCGAATATCGGCTTGCCTTTCACCACACCGGCAAAGCCTGCCGCGTTCAGGAACACATTCGGGAAACCCGTCCGCATGAAACCCTCCCAATTGCTGAGACGGTCTGCATTCGTCACGCTCATCAGGTAAAAGGTCGGTTCATAGAAACGGTTTGCCACGATCACATTCGCATTGCCCATCAGCGCCACCAGGTCAGCCAGGTCGTCCTGTGTGGCTCCCACGGTCCATGTATCAGTACTGTTGCTCGCCACTGCCTTGACCGCGCTGAACGCCGCATACAACAGACCCTGATCGATCTTGCGCCGCATCTGCTTGATGAGATTGGTCATCGTGCGACCGACCACATCCCAGCCGAGTTGTGACCGGCTGAACACGATCGCCTCGCTGGAGATCTGATCAGCAAGACGGTCAGCCGCGGCTTCGATGGTCTGATAGGTCAGCGAGGTCGAAACGCGCTCGATCGGCGCCATCTCGCCGTCCCGGATCGCCGTATATGTGTAATCCACCAGCACATCGTTCGTACCAATATCGCCAGCCGCCAGGAACTTGATCCGACCGCCCGCATAATCGATCACGAAATCGGTGCCTTCCACATAGGTCGTTCCAGCCGGGTTGCTGGTCACAGCCACGCCCGCCGGAGAAATGCGACCATGCGACAGGTTATACCAGGCACCCTCTGCGCCGCCTGCCTCCACCTCGTCAGTGATGGTTACGGCATAGCCGCTCTCACCGGAGGTCGCCTCAAAATACAGACGGGTCGGGCTTGTGGCGATCACACCCACATCGAAGATATTTGCCGAAACCAGATCGGGGAAGGCTTCCTCGATCATCGCGCGGCTCACGCTATATGGTATGTTCAGGTCGCCGGTCTCTGTCGCCTCCTCCAACATGCGACTTTCAGCCATCAACTCACGCTGGTGCAGGGCATCGAAACGTTCCAACAAAGCCAGCGTGAAGATTTGCGCCGGGCTTTCTGCCCGCATCTCGCTCATGCGCTTCGAGCGGTTCTGATTCTTGCGAATGGATTCGGTGATCTCGAACGAAGCCCGCGCAAACTCCGGCGTGCCCGTCTCATTCTCCAGCACATCCCCCAGCACCTGGATCGTGCGTTTCTTCTCATCGAAACCCATGCCCACCAGCAATTTCTTGGAAGCCAGCTTGCCGTATTCCCTGGTCTTGCTCTCGGCAAACTTCTTCACCGCTTCCGGTGTGGCAAGTTCAGCTTCCTTGATCGATTCGATGAAGGCTTCGTTGAGTTCCTTCCCGAATTTCAGATCCTTCGTCGCCTCCGTTATGGCATCCTCAACGGCTTTCTTCGCGGTCATCGCATCATATAGCTTCGCCTTATCCGCATTGCCCTTCACCGCCTCCATGATGTTCGCATTCGCATCGATCCCCAGCGCCTTGCGGAGCGTTTCATCCAGCGCCTTCAACTGGTCTTCGCCCATCTTATTCAATTGGGCTTCCGTCACGCCGGGGAACAATTCAGGATGTTCCGTGCGCAATTTCATAAGTTCTTCTAACAGGTTCATTTCATCCTCCGATGATTGATTTTGAGATTCGATTAATTCGGCGGCATTCTCGAACGACGGTTCCAACACCAGGTCAAACCCGGTGATATGTAACTCCGTCACTTCAAAAACTTTATCCTCGCCCTTGCCAATAGATTTGCCTTCTCCGTACCCACGCAGGGACACACCGGGCATAACGCCATTTTCCATAAGAGCCAGGAGATTTTTACCTTTATCGGTTTCTATAATTGTTCCAGTCACATCCACATCTTGTCCATTGAATGTGATCTCATCCCATCGAACAATCGTTTCCAAAAGGTTTGCACGCCCGTTCTTATCAGATGGATGTTCCGCCTCGCCGAGCACCTGAATAGCACGCCCCTCCCGTGCTGTCTCATGCAGATGACCGCCTAATTCGGCAATAGCTGCTGAGACAACCTGAGCGGGATATCGGCGTTTATTGCCATTGACAATATCCGCCGTGATAGCCTTTTCAACTTTTAATTGGCGTGGTTTGCCTTCCTCACGTTCTTTCAAGACAATCCGCGCTTCAATTAATTCCTTGAACCTTTGACCCTTCTTAATTTTCTTTTTGCCTTCGCTCACCGCCACATCTACTGCCCGCGTCTGCGGCTGATAGGTCAACTCAACGATCTCCCACACATCACGCGCCGCGAACGTATACACATCGCCGCTCTTAGTGAACGGGACCATGTAAAACTCGCTGGGCATCAACTCAGGCGAGCTGTAAGACTCAACCACCACATGATCCGCAAACGAATCCACAATATAAAAATTGGGACCCATATCGTTATACGGGAACTGCCTGCGGAACTGTTGATTGATCCAATCCCTCGTATATTCCAGCGATCCCTTCACCAGCTCCGTGATCAACTTGCCTTTACTAATTTTCTTAGTCATAACTCTTCTCCTCATGTCGTTGCGAGACGCGCTCTTGCTCTTCGCGGCGAAGCAATCTCGCACTTTTCGGTTGCTCGAATATTCCATTCGCCGCCAGCAACGCAACGGGCGGCTGTGTCTGACCACTGATCACCCACAACCAAACCTTCCCAAATAACAAAGCGGATAATCGCTCACGCCACGTCATCTTCCAAAGCGAGATACATTGCGTCCCATCGCTGAACACCGGCAGGCTTCCACATTCTTCATCCGTCATGCCTACCGGCTTCAACAAATTTTTATTTGCCTGCTCGAAATTCATCGGTTCCATAATTGCTCCTGAATATTGACCGCTGACTGCTCCCCGTTAAACGCCATCAGCTCCTCCGCACTCACCACTACCGCCGCCGAACTCGCCGTCCTTCCATCCCCGCCTGCATCTTCCGCGATCATCTGTACCCCCCCGCTCACCGAATCAATATCATCATCCTCCCTCGCCGTGGGACCGAACGCCGCCGCGATCCGCAGGAAACCCAAATTCCAGGTTCCCCGCACCAGGAACACCTTCCCGCTCTTCGTGCGACTTCTCCAGGCGCTTGCGCGGTCCTCCTTGCTCCCATGCGGGATCACCGATTCCATCGTGATATTTGCCAGCCGCTTATCCTTCTGCATCTCCTTGAAAACCAGCAATTGGAACGCCACATCCTCGAAGCCCCAATGCGTTCCGATCTCCGCATCGCTCAACATCAACGCCTTGCAATGCGTCAGGAACTCATCCAGGTTTCGTTCCTTCAACGGATCGCGGATGATCAGATCGCCCTGTTCGTTCATCGCCACCGCATAACACGCATTCAGATCGCTCGTGCTCGTCTTCCCCAAAGCCAGGTCTGCATAGCGGAACCATGTCAAACCGTCCGGTCGCTTCTCGATGATCTTGAAATCATCCTCATCGAAGAAATTTCCCTGCGCCAGGCGCGGCATCTGCTGGAACTGTGCCGCGAACTCAAAGTCCTCCATATTCACAGCCAGCGCCTTCAACTGTGCCGCAGAATGTTTCTTCTCCCACAACGGCTCGCCTGGCTTGCGTCCCAATTGATCGCCGCCCATCGGGATATAAATGCCGCGCAATAAATTCTCAACGAACTCTTCGTGCGTCTTCGGATATTGATCTTCCTCCAGCGCGATCGCAGGCATCATAACCACCTCCCATTGATCCGCATCCGGGTCGCTCACCATCGCCCGCAGCAACTGCCCCCCCAGGTCTTCCACATCCCAGCGCGTCATGATTAGCACGATCGCGCCGTTGTCTTCCACGCGCGTATAAGCCGTGGAGCGATACCACTCATACGAATCTTCCCGCAAATTTTCAGAAGACGCTTCTTTCCTCCCCTTGACCGGATCATCAATATCGAACAGATTCCCGCCGAAGCCTGTGATACCGCCGCCCACACCTGCCGCCAGCATCCCGCCATTCCGGTCCGCGATCTCCCACGAAGCGCTTGCCTTGCTCTCAGGGTCCAACATTACCGGCTCATTCGTGGATGACAATTGACCGAACACCTGCGAATATTCCTCGCTCATGATCATGTCACGCACAGCCTTCGAATGTTTGCTCGCCAGGTCCGCATTATACGAAGTCAAAATGAAGCGCAGATCCGGGTTCTTCCCCATCAACCAGGCGGGAAATTTGCGTGATGCCGTCTGGCTCTTCCAATAACGCGGCGGCATGAACACCATCAACCGGCTGATGCCTTCCTTGCCGCCGCTCAAAATATACTTCGCCACCTCTTCCAACTTGCGCGCCAAAAACTGCACATGCTTCGCATCGATCGGATGCTTCTTATCCACATGCCCGCAGAACGCCAAAAAATCACGCTCCGCCATCAACCGGCTGCGCAACTCATTCTTGACCGCGGCACGCTTATCACTCGTTGCCATCGTCCTCTTCCTCTCCCCCTAAATCGTGCTCTTCTATTTGGGGGGATGTCTGCATACTCGCAGACAGGGGGGTCTCTTCCTCTGTCAGCTCCTCCTCCAACTCCTTCATGATCTCCAGCGCTTCTTCACCCAGCACTTCCAACAATTGCGCCGTGGTCAATTTCTTCAACTGACCCAAAACTTTATGACCGACGCCCAAACCCTCACGACTTTCGATCTTCTGCCTCGGCGTGTAATCCTTCGTCATCTCAAAGAACAGACGGCGGTCCGGGTTCGCGCGATAACTCGGGTCACTTGCCACACTTCCCAGCGCATGGAATGCGCCCGGGCGATA